ACACAATGATTTAAGTAATTCTCATTTGAGTATTTCTATTAGAAAACCGAAAAGGTTTGAAAAAAGTAACGGAACGTGGACTTATTATCATCAGTATACTGGTTTGTTTGGAACCAGTACGTCTGGTTTGCAAATGGTTGCTGATGGTGTTTGTTTGTGCAGCATTGAACAATTGTTGGGTGCGAAAGTAGCGAATGGAGTTGCACAGACATCCAATCAAACTTGGGCTAATAATCCATTTGATATGAACCCATTTCAAACTAACACTGGTGGAAATGTATTTGGATCAGTGTTATCACCAGTTCCAGATTATGTACATATTAGTACAGTTGATTGGGAAGTTAATCTTACCAATTTTAGTACTGTAGCTGTTGAAATTGACTTTAATATTTTAATTTGTAAAAAGACTTGCGACAATAGTCCTACGCAAGCTTGGGGATTAGCTTTGCAGAACAAAGCTTTAGGTCAGGCAATTGAATCACCTCCAACAGCTTTGGCTGGAACTGCTATTGTGTATGGATATCCATACGTTGCTAATAATGCTGTTAATTATGCACAGTCTAAAGTTAGCAATGCGAATGCTACTTATGGTTTAAGTCCTTACTCTGAGAAGGAATTTAACCAGGTATGGAAAAAGTTGGGTAGACGTGTTTATACGTTACCAGGTGGTGCAACTAAAAAAGTTATAATGAAGATTGGTTATCATAAGACTATATCTAAAGGTTATTTGACTTCAATTCAAACTAGTACTGCGTTGCCGAGTTTCATAGCAGGTTTGTCAGTAGTTCCATTGATTATTGCACGGGCTGCTCCTGTTCTTGATACAGCATTATCTTGTGTAACGCATGGTATTGTGGATTTGGGAATGACATCTAATCAAAAGGTTAATTTCATGGCTCCTGCAGCTAAGGCTACGCGTTTGGAAGTTAATCGCGTCGCGCCTAATTTTGTTTCGGAGTCAACTGTCTCCGCAGGCGTGTATACTAATTTGAAGATTATTAATGATATTGATACACTTGCTCAACAAATTGTTGGATAATAAATGTACACCCTTACTATTTTTTGGAGGGGCGATTAGGGCGGTAACCGCCCGCCCCGACTTGTAGCTTGGAGCGCAGCGGAAAAGAAATAGTCGATGTAGTAACACGGGAGCCTTCGCTCCCCAGTATTACTTACTACATCGACGTCCCCCGTCCCCCGTCCCCCGTCCGTGTGCGTCAGTGCGTTTATAACATAAATAGCGACCACACCCCCTTGTTAAATGCAGAATGATTTATTCGAATCAACCCAAAATGCCCCTTCCGGAATACGACCTCGAGGAAGATCCCCACAAGGTTTGTACTGGATTGGAACCATCCCTGAGCAATTTTTCGTACCCATCGCCCCCTTGCCCCTCGGATGTATGTATGTACGGGGCCAATTGGAAACGGGAGAAGGAACTGGATTCCGGCATTGGCAGCTCCTCCTCGTCTTGGTTGAAAAGAAAAGATTGCCCTTCGTTATTGCCACTTACCCCGGAGGACATTGGGAATTATCGCGTTCAGATGCGGCAGATGCGTATGTTTGGAAAGAACAAACACGCGTTGAAGGTACCCAATTTGAATTGGGAAGCCGGAAACTTAAGCGGAATTCATCAAAAGATTGGGATACAATCCGAAGAAATGCCCAATCAGGAGATTTGGAAAGCATTCCGTCTGACGTGTATATTCGTTGTTACAATCAAATTAAGAGGATTAGAGCAGATCATCTCGTTCCTATCCGAGTGGACCGAATTTGCTACGTGTTTTGGGGTGCAACTGGAACTGGCAAAAGTCGAAATGCGTGGGAACTTGCAGGAGACTTGGCTTATGCTAAAGATCCTTGTACCAAATGGTGGTGTGGATACCGAGGTCAAAAATCAGTTATTATTGATGAATTTCGAGGGCTTATCAACATATCCCATTTGTTACGCTGGCTTGACCGTTACCCTGTATGTGTGGAGACTAAAGGATCAAGCGAACCTCTTGTGGCCAGCGAAATTTACATTACTTCAAACGTGGATCCAAGAAACTGGTACCCCGACTTGGATGAAGCTACCCGTGGAGCGCTTTTACGAAGAATGCAGATAACTAAATATGATCGATTAAATCTTAACTAATTATTTTTCAAATATGGTTAAACGAAAATCTATTCCTCGTCGTGGGGTTGCTGGTATTGCTAGTTTTATCGGTGGGAAGCTGCTCAGTAAAATGGCCAAGAAGCGCACACGTAGGGTAACAGGTACGACATCTACCAATAAACGTATGAAGATGTCGAAGTCAAAAAGTTATACTAAGATTGATAAGAAGAAGGAATCTGCGGAAGCAGATGCTCAACACAATGATTTAAGTAATTCTCATTTGAGTATTTCTATTAGAAAACCGAAAAGG